AGTTAGTTCATCAACTGAGCCAGTAACTTCATACACCACATGATTGACGCTATCTTCAGGCATAGGTTCTCCAGCTACAATACGTTTACGAATTAGCTTTGGTAGTTGTAAATCTACAAACTCACGTCTATAGTCTTTATCAGTAATAAAATTATAGATATCTACACCATATTGACGTTTCTCATCACGATCAAAAGTAGTGTTTAGTGGACTACCAGGATAGTAACAGTCGCTGTCACCATAACGATGATTAAAGTGTAAGTCACCAAGTAGACATAAGCGCCAAGGGGCGAGACGGGAAAAATCATATTCTGGCGATACATGCGGTGGCACTTCTCCGCGAATATGTGTAACCAGTATGTCGCCTTCCACGTAATCAGGGAGATTGTCTTTTTGCATTTCCCCATACGGAAAAAAGCAAAAATTCGCTTCACCAACACTCGCACGTCCGTTTCTAGTAAACACAGTGACGTTCTCATTTTTGATGGCATTCTCTTGAGTAAAGTATTCAAAAAATGATTCTCCTTTTCTAGTGGCTTCGTGATTGCCAGGGATAATGTATGTGGGAATTGTGACTGAATTGATATAGCTGAGGAATAAACAGATTTCATCTGGCTCTGGTTTTTTATCAAAGATGTCACCAGCAATAATATGCACATCACATCGCTGTTCTAGTGCAATTAGCTTTCTGAACATGGCTTTAAATCTACCTACTTGCCAATCATATGGAACCTTCTTTTTGTGTAAAAGTATATGCCAGTCAGCACTACATAAAATTTTTGTCATTGCCATATCCTCTAAAATATGCTAAAAATGTTGAATAGCAAATGAACAGCGTTACAACAGCAGTTGAAAAGCTACTGAATATCGCTCGAACACTTGCTCAAGGGCTGGCACGGAGTGCCACAGCTAGGAACGTAGTTCCGCAGTCTTGGTTACGTCACAGTTGCGTTTAAACTTCAATATGAGCAAAGTCTTGCGTAAACCACATAGCCACTGTATATCTAGTTCCTTTAGTAATCTTAGTTACTCCATGAAGATAATCACTTGTAGAAGGAAATACTACTAAAGAGTTTGCTCTAGGTTTATAACTATATTTTTTATATGGAAACTCAATCTTACCACCTTCATAATCATCATTAATATAAAATATACCAGACCATGTTCTAAAGTTAGTAGGATGATCTTGTTGAGAGCCATCTGGCCAAGAGTTATCTGAGTGAAGACCCATCTCTCTACCTTCTTTCCACTTTACTAGTTCAGTATTATCAGGTATATGTAACTCTCCAGATCTTTCGTGAATAATTTTTTGAGTAAAGAATCTAACAGTGTTTAAAAACTGTTTAATACCGAACATTTCTTGTGAGTTATTATCTAATCTTTTAAAAGGTATTGTAGACCCTATAAAATCGGGGATTTGTTGTCCAGATGTAAATACGGGATTATTAAACAGTACATCATTTTTTATGATAAAATCATGTATTGCTTTTACTTCTTCAATTTGAAATACATTCTTTTTTACAACTATCCCCTTTTTCACTTGCCTGCTCCCACATTTATTATTTTGCTGAGATCGCCTTCAAAAGTATAACTACCTACATGATTAAGTTTTGTAGATAAGTCTACCCAAATTTCTCCACCTATAGCTTGCCATCTTCTGCAAAAAGTGTAATCTTCTGATAAATATCTATTATCTGTTTTATCATGGATTGTATCAAAAAATGAATAACAATATTTATTGTATTTTTTGTCTATGTTAGAATCATTCTTATAATGCAGTTCTGGGTATGCTTCTCTCATCTTATCAAATACATTCTTTTTTATACAGAAAAAACCAGTTGATGCATCTAATACTTCAGCAGCACCATTCTGAACTCTAATCTGTCCTTTAGTAGGGTCAATAAATTTAAAATTCAGTGCATACTGTACAGGTAGTGCTTTTTTAGGATAAGCACCCGCAATTATATCTTTATCAAAAGCTAAAGCTCTTAATACTGACTCTGCATCAAATTCTATGTCAGCATCAACAAAAAATAAATGAGTACAATCACTTTCCATAAACATTGCTGATAAAATATTTCTAGCTCTAGTTACTAACGATTCATTTCTTAATGTTGTTATCCTAAAATTTATACCGTTTTTCATCATCGTTTGTGTGCAACGAAACATACTTAAAAAGTACTGATCCGTTAGATTTCCTCCATAACACGGAGTTGCAAAGAAAACATTATATTCTCTCAGTATGTTAAGATCAATTTTCGCTTGATCACCTGTAACATCAGTGAATGCTCCAAAGTTTTTTTTCTTTGGAGCATTATCTGTGCTACCTTCGCTAGTTATAGTATTACTAACTAAATCAGATAACTTTTTTTTCATTTATGCTAAGTCCTCAACATCTTCTACAGCTTTAAACTCATCACCAGCTTCTGCGGAAAAGAATGCAGTATTTTGCAATAGCCATTCTTTTTGCTCATCATAAGTTTGACGCTTGTAGATTCTATCTAGTTCAAAAAGTTCTAGCTTTTGTTCGTCTTCAGTTAAGGCAATGTTGCTCCTTGCAGGAACTACAGTATACTTAACATTTTGAGGAAGTGGCCCTGTCTTCTCTTTTTTTACAGTGAGATCATAACCTTTTACTGGATCAGCAGGGTTACCATATTCAGGGTTAGAAGCATAGTCTACTATTTGAGAATAAATAGTTGCTCTTAAATCGAACAGTTTAATTTTACCATCTGTTCTATCAATTACATTACAGACATATGAAAATTGTGGTTTGTCTGAATATATTGCAGTGTCAATCTCCTTGAAAGGATCTTGAGCGTTATTATCAAATGACTCAGTTTCTCTTGAAAAACTAAGACATTCTATAGGCATTTTTTTGCCTTCAGTAGTGACAACCCAGTAGCAGTATCTAGGCATTACATCGCCTATCAACCTAACTTTAGTATCACCGATTGAGAGAGATAGTCTCTCGATTTCTTTGCGCTGGCTTGATCCAGAGCTTTGTTTACCTTTTGCTTTATCCCAAGCTACCATAGTATCCTCCTTGTGAACGTTGGTTCTTTAGTTTAGGTATCTCCTCGCGGAGACTCGTATATAAAATGTATTTTATCTTCTGTTACTTTTAAAAAAGGGTTTTTAGCTACTTCATTAAAATAGTGTCTAGGTATAAAATTATTTTTATCATCAATATCTCTCATTGACAATGCTCGTAAATATAATGCTTTATGTCTAACATTTACTCTTGCAAATAAAAACCTTTCGTTTTTGAAATAACTTTGTGGTTCATTAGTAACATAGTTTGATATTATTCTGTATCTTGACTGACTCAAATGCTTTCTACTAAAAAGTAGAGGCGGTATATGATTTATATTTAATTTTTTCATCAAGTATTGAGAAGTATTCACATTATAACTTGAAGTTAGACCATAAGTCAAGATGATTATTCCAGCAGGGTCGCCCTTTGCTTTTGAGTGTAACTCGTACCAATTAAAGTATGTAATAGCCACGTTGCTTATACCACTCTAATCTTTTTGCTTGCTGTCTAGCTACTATTGGCCCACTAAGCCAAAAGTCTACTACCATAGGCACTTGTTTGTCGGGATGTTCCCTTATTATTCTACCTATTCTTTGCTCTAACTTTATAGGATTATTGTTAGGGCAAGTGATAATAAGAGTATCAAGACGATGACAACTGATGCCTTCATCGAAGAGTTTGGTTGATAAGACTGCTTTATACTTTCCTCCAACATTTTGAAGAACGTCTTTTCTAGTTGATTCATCTGTTTCTCCTATTAAACATACACTATCTTTTATCATTCCTTGTAAGTCTTTGAGCATTTGAACTCGCTCACCAAGAATCAAAGGACATCGTTTTTGACCTATAAGTTGAGTCGCCATATTTGCGATAGCTGTCAAGTAATCTTGATTACCGCATAATTTGTTCAACTGGCGCGACCAATCACGTTTTGGATCTATAACTGGAAATCTAAAATCAGTCCTTTTAACCATAATCATTGGATCTTGTAATTTTCTCGGGTCTCTAGCCGTAACCATAAAAGGAGTGAAATAGTCTCCTAAATACACATGTTTTCCGTCTTTTCTTTTTGGTGTAGCACTAATTCCTATCTTGATTTTAGCATTTAAGTTATTAAGTGCTGTACTAAATAACTCTGCAGGACATAAATGTGCTTCGTCTACTAATACTAAAGAAAAACTATTACGCAAATCACTAAGGTTATTATAAACACTTTTATATATACCAACTGTAATATCTTGGATATCGAGTATTCCGTCTCCTATCATTCCTATCTTGCACCCAGGAACTTGTTTTTCTAATTCTTCTATCCATTGTCTGAATAAAAGTTTAGTATGCACCATAACTAGAGTTGTAACATTATTTCTTGCGATTATATCTACACCAGTAAATGTTTTTCCCCAACCACAAGGGGCTTGTATAATACCACTTCTAGCTCTTCCTTTTGTATGAAATTTGTCTACAACTTCTTTTTGTTCCCATCTTAATTTGCCAGCAAATGAAAGATTACTTTTTGCAGTTATGAAAGTTCTTTTATCAGAAACAGAACCGTAGTCTAGTTTACCAAAACTATTTGATGGTAAAATAAAGTGAGTATCAGTTTCATCGTAAGTTTGAAGAATATCTTCACCTGTGTCGTATGTAAAAAGAGATACTAGCGTATCTACATCCTCAACGTCTGTTTTTTTAATATATATTTTGTCTGAAAGATAAATCTTTTTTACTTTTGCCTTTTTCATTCTTTCACTACAGCCCATGTTCCAAAATTTGTGCCTCTAGAATTTTTGATGCCTTTTTCGTCTTTTTCAAAAAACTCTTCTAAAGCCTCATAAACACCCTTATGATCTATATCATCACCAGCAATAACTCCATCTTTTTTAACTTTAGGTGTCCAAGATTTTAAATCCCACAGAAGATGCTCTTTTAAGTGTGAAGCATCTAAGTATACTAAATCTATAGAATGTTCTGGATACTTTTTTGCTGCTTCAACAGAAGTTCCTTTATGAATATACCTAATGTTGTGAATTGTTTTAGATTTTTTCATATTTTCTAAAAATGTTTCAAAAAAAGCACCTTTTAGTTGGTTTATGTACCTTTTGTGTTCACCATCACTAAAATCAGATAAATCAAAAATGTCTACACAATCAATAACGATTGGTTTTTTATATTTATCAATTAAATAACTAAGTATAGCAGTTGATTGACCTAAAAAACTTCCAACTTCCACAAATACACAAGGTCCTTTTGCACTGCTAACCATTAATTCATAAAACTTTGCATATCTGCAATAACCAAAAATATCATGACCATTTACATTGATCCATCTACTTCCGTCTTCGACCATATTTAAGTATTTTTCTTTCTCTAAGATGTATTCTATCGGTGTTGCTATTCTTTCCATCATATCCTCATTTAAACAGGTTCATCTACAAACCGTTTTATAAACCACTTATTTTCAATTTTTATTATATCTACATATTTTCCTTCAATAGATCCTTTTAAATTTTCCTGTGTTTTAATTTTAAATGGATAAGATATTCTGTGCAACCAAATACTATTCTTATTTGCTCTGACTATTTTTCTTCTTTGACTTCTAATTTTATTAAAACTAGGTAATTCATGAATTTTTGCATTAGAATCTATTCCCCATCTACAATTTGATAAAATAATCTCTTGTAAATTACTACAGGTAAAATCAAACCTTATTCGATGCTCTATTTGTAAAAGTCTCATAAAGTAATCACCACCAAAATCTCTATCATCTACAGTCTCAAAGTGCGAATGCTCATGTTTCTTTATTTTAATCGTTGTTGTATCAATTTTGATATCGTACGGTTTTTTTCTCAAACAAAATATAGGATATTGAATCATTTCTTTTTAGGTCTATAAAATATATGGTCATCTATAGTAAATGCTACCTCTAAATTAGTCCATTCAGGAGATACGTATGTAGCATGATAATGAGTAGCTCCGTCTGTAAAATCATAAACATCTCCCATAAGTTTTGTAGCTATTGATAGTATGTTTGCATAAACTGAAGGTTCTTTTATTGTATCTTTAAAGCCATCACAATACCAACTAAATTGACACCGATGTCTTATAGGATAGTATTCTCTTAATTCTTTAGGAAGATTAGGATATTTTTTGGTTTTCCAAGACTCTCTAACAGGTCCCTGATATACTACTTTACATACATCATTTGGAAAGTTTTTACTCTTTACTCTGTTCAATACTACTAATCCAACAGCAATTTGACCAACAAGTGACTGTGACTTAGCTTCAAAATATATATTTTTTGCCATACACTCAGTATAATTATTAGAAGGTTTTCCGTTAACTGTATCTCCAAGAGCAGCTTTACTTGTTAAAGATCCAATGATAATTGTTGCTGCTGTAAAAGCTTTAAAGCTCACTTAACTCTCCCCAACTTGGCCCAACTTCAAAATCAACTTTTATAGGACAGTTAGGTATACTTAGTCCTCGGTCTCTTTGTATACACTCTCTAGTATTTTGAATATAAGTATCAATCAAATCTTCTCTCACTTCTGACACAATAGAGTCATGAACCACAGTGAAAGGTAAGATATCATCATGATAATTATTCTCATCAATCCACTTTATAAGATCAATAACACCCATAATATTAATATCTGAAGCAACACTTTGAACTAAGAAGTTAACACCTGACCGTATTGCATGTTTTGATACCCCAGGGTTTGGTGATTTGGATTCTGGAAGTCTACGTTTTCTACCAAAAAAAGAATATATATAAGCATAATTTTCTATCTGCTGATTCGAGGAATCAATAAAACGTTTTAATGCTCTTGCTTCGTTGAAGTATTTATTAATGAACAACTTAGCTTGTGGAATGCTTATTTCTTCTCCTGGTACTGAGTCTTTATTAACTGTCTCTGCGATTTTTGCAGGACCTGCTTGGTACATAATTCCAAAGGTAATAGCTTTTGCATATTGTCTTTGTGCTGGGTATTTTGATTTAACTTCTGAGACTTCGCAAGTGAGGTTAAACATTTGTTTTGCAACATACGAATGAAAGTCCAGTTTATCAATAAAAGCCTTTTGTAGAAATGAATCATTACTAAGCATAGCTGCATAATAGACTTCTGCGGTGCCAAGGTCACACTGAACAATTTTAAAACCTTCTCGTGCTTTGAAAAGTTTTTTAATGTCTTTGTTGTCTCTTGGTATGTTTTGGTAGTTGAGATTCCCACTACTACTAAGGCGACCACTGGTGGTCCCATGAATATTAAAACCGCTTCTAAGTCTTCCGTCACTATCTACTCCTCCTTGGATGTTAGAAATGTAAGTGCCTGCCATTTTAGATTTTTCTCTGAGATCGAGCACTGCTTCAGCTAGAGGGTGATTCATATTTTGTAGTACTTCTTTATCTACACTGTATGCACCTGTTTCTGTTTTCTTTGTAGGTTTAAGTGCTAAGATATTAAAAAACAATTCTCGAAGTTGCATAGTTGAGTTTGGATTAAAAGTTTTATTGTGTATTCTTTCGAATCTTTGAACTGCACTATTATTTGAAATTTCATCTATACATTCTTCAACATCTATTTGATAAGATTTTTGTAAAGCGTCTACTGCTGTAGTATCAACTGGGCCACCGTTTTTCTCTAAACGTTTTAATGCAATAGTTGCAGGTTTAAGAATAGTTGTATATAGTTTTGTAAATTCTTTACTCTTATCAACCAGCGGCTTAAACTTATTATATAATTGAAAAGTTGCATCCGCATCTTTACACGCATAAGGAGCAAGTATGTCAGCGGGCAACATACCATAGTTGAAGTCTGCTAGTTTTACTTTATTTCTTCTAGCCCATGACTTTTTATATTCATCAAGTTCTCTCTCATAATCTCCAAGATCAGTAAATCTAAGAGCAAGGGGTTTTAGTCCGTGTGTTCCAACTGATTCTTCTAAACAATAATGTAATAACATGGTATCTTCCCAATCAGGAAAAGAAAATTTTAACTCATGTTCCATAAAACCCATATCAAATTTTGCATTATGAAATATACATTTTCTATCATTAAACAATTCTTGAAAGTAAGTATAAAGATTATTTACTACATCGATTGATACATATAATCCTTGGTTTGGTTTTGTAGATATTGCAATACCAAGTATTGATCCTGTATGTGGAGACACGGAGGTTGTTTCAATATCAACAACTAAAGTTTTAGCAGCTTCTAATTGATCTCTATATTCATCTAGTTCTGCTACGGTTTCAATGTGTTTATAATCTTTTTCAATCTGTTTACCCGAATCTTCGTCATTAAGTATAGGAAGTATTCTACTAAATGCTTTTTTAATCTCATCTTCCATCTGTGGTTTTACTATTGCCATATTTGGGTGGACAATAGGCATATATTTTTTTTCTAAATGTACACCGTTGTATTTCGTTATACCTGTAATACCAGTAACATATTTTAGTGCATCTGCACCTATAGGACAAACTAACTTATAACCATCCAGTACTGACATTTCTAAATCAATATCTTTTTTAAGTATTTTATCTTTAGACCCAGAACTTAGAAACTGTATATCATAGTCAATATCTTTGAGATATTTACCTACAATCTTATCTGCGTTTTTCTCTGCTGCTGAGGCAAATACAAAACATATATCACTCATCTATTATCTCCGTTATTTGTCTTGCTGTGTATGCACTTAGTGTCCATCCTAAATGTCCATGTCCTGTATTGTACCAAACATTTGGGCATTTGCCAACTTTAACTATAGGCATCATGTTAGGTGTCATAGGTCTTAATCCTGCCCAAGACTTGTAGTCTCGTAGTTCTAATTTTGGAAAATGTTTCCTTACCCAATTCATTAAAGGCGTAATTCTATCTATTCTTATATCTCTATTTTGCCCATTAAATTCTGCAGTCCCTGCTACTCTTAGTACACTACCTAGAGTTGAAGTGACTATCTTAGCTTCGTCATCTAATAGTGATACTTTTGGTGCAAGATGTTCTTGACCTTTTATATTAATACTAACAGAATATCCTTTTACTGGGTATATTGGTATATTGTCTCCTAATTCTCTTCCTATTTTTCTAGAATATACACCACCACAAATTACTAGTCCTTCATAATGTAGGTCATTTTTATTTCTATCTGTAAGCCTCCACCTCTTCATTTTTGTGCTTAACCCCGCAGGTGCTTTATGGTACCAATCAATTCGAGTATCATATCTAAATTTTACTCCCATTTTTTCACACTTTTTTGCTAGATTTACACAAAACTTATGAATATCACCAACACCATCATAACCAGTCCACATGCCGCCAATACAATCATCAGTCACTATGTTTGGTTCTTTTAATTTCATCATATTAGGATTAATTTCTGTTCGAGATAATCCGCCTTTTTTATAAAGTTCGTTTATACTTCTTGCATGATTTAATTCTTTTTTATTCTTATAGATATGCATAATGCCACAATCGCTTTGTTCATAGTCTATATCTGAAAACTCAGTTCTCATTAAATGGATAGACTCCATCGCCATACGAGTAGTTATAATAGTGTTTTCTTCTGCATGTTTTATGTTAGCCATAAATTGTATAAGCCACTTATATTTTTTGAAATCTAAATCATATCTCATTTTTAATGGAGCATCTCTTTTTAATGACCATTTTATACCCTTATACACATTTGTCCAAGAGTTCCATACTTCTGCATTTGATGAAGATAGCTGCCCTCCGTTAGCATGTGATGCAAGCATAGCAGGATGCATGTTTGCATCTATTACAGTGACTTCATGTCCTGCTTTTCGTAAAAAATATGCAGTAGTTATACCTGTAACTCCTGCTCCAATTATTGCTAATTTCATTTTAATACTGCCTCTGCCATGTCTTTAGTTATATCACCAGGATCATGCCCTAGTGGTAACTTTATTATTCTTGAATAAATATTTTTTGAATCTAATAAAGATTGTATCTTATCAGCAGCCATTTGTCCAGGAGCATCTGGATCCATCATGATATCAACTCGATTTACTCCAATTTTATCTACTAGGTCTAGTTTAATTCTACCAAAATTAGATGCACCAAAAATACATAGAGTATTTTTATAACCTAACTGCCACATATTTAACATATCAAATAATCCTTCAACTAAAATTATATAATTCGTATTTTTTACTTTATCTAAAGGAAAAAGTATATTATTAACCTTACCTTTTGCAGGTCGTCTATAATATTTAGGTTGTGAAGATACGTTTCCCATATATCTTCCCTCAATAAATTTTAATTTACCAAATTGATATATCGGAACACAAATATAATTATGTAATTGTAATTCTTCTGTAGTAAATGCTTGAAATTCCTTTAACGTTGCGCCTGAAATGTTTTTGAATTCTCCTATAAAAGTTTGTCTCGTTTTAGGAAGTTTTACCTCATCTATCTCAATTACAGCCTTAATTTTAGTTTTTAGTTTTTGTATTTTAAAGGGTTGTTTACTCTCTACAGGTATTCTAGTAATTTCTCCTATACTTTCTAGAAATTTTGATACACCTCCTCCAAAACCGCAACTCCAACAATGAAATACATTTTTTTCAAGAGAATAGGATAATGAAGGCGATTTATCATCATGTAAACCACTTGTACAAGATATTAATATTTCACTAGGGTTATTTGTATTTTTATATTCAACACCCCTTTTATCTAATATTTCTTTTAAATCCATTTTTTATTATTCAACAATATCATTTTTGCTTTATCTAAGAATAGTCGCTGACTATTATCACACACACCCCAGTACCGAATTAGTTTTAAGAAATAATCCCACACTTCTAAAGGGTTCTTAAGATGTTGTTGCTCGGTTAATAATTTTTTTAATTTATTTAATTTTTCTTCTAAACTGTTCATATATCTTTTGATCCTTCTTTTTTATCTGTTCCAAACTTCACAGCATCGTGAGGTTTTTCGTTTATTACATTTGATTGTGTTGGGTCTATTTTTACACACGGCCAATTCATGTAAACATCAAAACTCATATGTTTTCCGTTTCTAATCTTTGTCGTATGTATTGTAATTTTATTATTTAGTTGTCTATCTTCATCTTCAGGTGGAGGAAAAAAGTTGAAACTCCTATCAGCAGAATCTAAAATACCTTTTGCAAATCTAGCTTCGCCAGTTGCATCTATCTGATAAGGTGATATCATAGTTAAATCATATTTTCTTGATAATGATTTAAGATTCTCTGCAATAGTTATTTGAGTTTGCCAATTTTTTTGATCATCATGTTTTATTATATTGACGTAATCAACAACTGCAAGATTATAATTAGGATATTTAGAACTGAACATGTTACAGTAGTGATCTATTCTGTTTAAAGTCAAAGATTCATCATCAATCATAAACAGTCTATGATCTGTCATTGCTGGTTTTTCTACTTTTAATTTTTGTTCAAATAGTTTAAAGTCCTTAGTATATTCTAGCTCTTTCAACAGTTCGTCAATCTTTTTTGAAGGTTTATAAAAATGCTTAAACTTTGCTTTAGCCATAGCAATCTTTTGTTGTGCTGTAGTTTTATTCCTAAATATATCTAAGAAAGGAACTTCACTAATTATAGAAAGAACTCTATCGTAAACTTCTTTGTATCTCATTTCTATAGTAAAAAAAGCAACAGTATTACCTTCTAAAAATCTATTTAGCGCCATATTAAGTGATATAATAGACTTACCCGAACCTCTACGCCCTCCTAGTAATACTAGTTCTTGTGTAGCAAAACCACCATTAACTGCGTCAAATTCAGCACTAAGACCTGAAGGAAATATTTTGAAATCATCTTCAGAAGGAAAAAAGTCTAATTCAGCTATGTCATATAATTCATCATTGTAAGGTATAGCTTGATTTAGGTGTAATAAATGATTTTGAAATTGATCTACAATTTCTACTTTTTCTAAATCATCAAGACGATCCACAAACTTATCCATAAAATGTATAGTTTCATCACGAATATAATAATCTTGTAGTTGTGAAACTAAAAACTCATTCTGTATTTGGTCACAAACATTTTCATCATTTACAATTTGATTTTCAATATACTCTTGTAACCCTATATCTTTCCGTAGACTCAATATTTCATCAGTGCTAGGTAGTCGCATATTTGCTTTGTAAAAAGATTTTACTTTTTCAAACAAAGTAAGATTAATACCCGTAAAATACTGATTAAGTAATCTTGAATATAGATCGTTACTTTGAGTGTCCAGCAATCGTCTTAAAGTGAGTTTTTGTAAATCAATTGCCATTAATAGCCTTTACGGGAAATAGAACGTCTCTTTTGAGAGTGGTATAACCACCATTATCGCCAAGCTGATAAGTTAAATAACTTTCTCTGCCTGTTTCTTCTATTATTTTACTAACTTTATCACGTTGATGCAAGAACGCATTAAGTTTTCTAGTAGGTAAAGTTTCACCATCAAGCATCCAGTATATCTCATAGTGAACTCCCTGAGCAGGCTCATGATAGTTACCAGCCATGCCAGTTTTTGGATTAGGTTTGAATGGGTATATATCAATATATTTTTGAAAACCATTTTCATGAAAGTCTAACCAATCTTCATCATAAACTTCTCTAATTTGCATAAAACAATTTTTTTCAGCATAGAACACTTTATCGCCTTTTTTAAATTTTACTTCTAAGTCTTGAATAACGTGTTCAACATTTGCAGCTTTATTTTTACCTCTTGCTCTAATAGGTATATTCATTTCAATTAATATTTTTTTGACTCTTGCAGGAGAAATATGATGTAACTTAGCTATTGCTGATTGAGCATCTCCACTCAGATATGAATCAGCAATGGATTGTTTCTCTGCAGTTGTGAATACCTTAGTTCTAGCCGCTTTTTTAAGGGCAGCCTCTTTTGCTAATCTGTCGTGAAAATTTTCAATAATAGCATCAAGTCTTTTAGTATTGTATGCAATACCTAAATGTTCACATACTGCTTTTTTAGTTTTATTAACCTTTAGCATCCAAATTGCTTGACGAATTTTAGCTTCAGGTATATCTGCTTTGATTGGGTTTCTTGCCATGTTAAATACTCCTCTAGTATTTAGATTATACTAAAAAGTCAACAGTTTAGCAAGTTTAATGTGTGATGAGATGGTCGTCTGTGAAATACAATTCGTTAATAACATTACGAACAAGACCAGTGTTCGTATAAA